GAAAGTTGGTTCTCTCTCAGGACGGCAGAGGAGCTGGCATCATGGGCGGCAACACAGGAGTCGCAAGACCGAGCGTGGCTCGCGAGTGAGATCTCGGCAAGGGGGGCAGAGCCGTTTATTCAGACGCTGGTATGCACAACGCGAGATATTTACAACGACGAGGACGGCACGGTAGTAGGTGAGCGTGAGTCGTGCGTTGAACAGTACAACTGGCAATGGTCCCCCTGCTGGCCACCAGAAGCGATGTCGTGGTACCCTAGTGACTTCCCGCCACCCGCAAGTTGGGTCGGGGTCAGAAGCGGGTGTAGGTGAGCAACCATCTGGAGTACCTGAGAGAAATGACTGGGAAATGGCACCTCGTTGAACGATGGGTTGAGGTAGAGGGTGATCACTACAAGTTCACCCAAGACCGAGACAGCATGATTGTTACTGATCATATGGGGGCAGCGTTTGCGCGGCTATCAGTAAAGCTTGAGGGGAAGCCAGCCCCAGAGGGATGGTTCTGGCTAAGAAACTGGAGCGAAAATGAGAAGCTCTGGGAAAAGGTAGCCCAGCACTTTGAGCTCGGCACAGATGTTGTGCAAGTCTCGCCGTATGTGGAGACCGTGGCGGCGAGGTTCTTATTGGCTCCACTGAAGGAGAGCGATGAACAGAACGTTAAGAAGGCTTTCGGCGAAGAGGGTCGCGACGAAGACATCCTCTGAGCGCCCAGTCGCCCGCGTGGGCGATGATGGTGCTGCTGGGAACTACATAAACTTTGTGCTAGGCGTTGTTCTTGTGATCGGCATCTATCTCATTGCTGGGGCGTTTGGGCTCTAATGTCGTCCCCGAGCCACGAAGAGATGCTTGAACTCGGCCGTGCGACTGGTCGCGCATCAACACGAGATGGTGCTGAAGCCATGATTCGCGGGCTGATGGAGACGGTGCGATACGTCAGGGAGGAGTCTGGTCACGATAGCCAGATTGCCTGGTCAATACTGGCTGCGATAGATGGGATTAGGGAGACTATGCAGAGGTTTGATGATTCTGATTAAGAACGCCCTGTGGCTTGTGGTCAACACGCTGGCAACTGTGGTGATCTCAGTTGCTGTTGGGCTTGCCGTAATGGTTGCTGCGCTTATAACTGGGATGGCGATATTTCTTGGGATTGTTCGGAGGAAGTGATCCTCTGCCACTCAAGATCCCCAAGAAGTGTTTCCGTATAGATCCCAGTTCCTATGTGGCCCTGATGCCGGCAGTACCACTTATCTGAACCCTTCAGATCCAGAAGGGCACCGTGCTCTTTATCCTGAGGGCACGCTGGGCCCCAGTACCATCCGTCGCGAACCCAGTCCACCCTCACTTCCTCTCGAGAGGCAGGCAGAGTCCGGAGATGATCTGGCAACGGTTCGGGCTTGCTTCGCTTGGTAGCCATATATGGGGAGCATTATGACTGACGAAGAGCAGGTGTCAATAGGAGAGGATCTGCAATCAGACCCAGAAGAGCTCGTATTGACATGCCCAAACTGCGGGCGTATGATGGATGAGCGTAAGTGCAAGCTTATTTGTGAGTGCGGCTATTTTGCTTCGTGCTCAGATTACTATTAGGAGGTAAGGATGTCAGGTTCTGTAGTTCATTTTGGTAACTATTCTATTGACGAGCAGCTTGAGCTCCTAGACCGAGATCTTCGGGCGTATCAGAGAATTTGGCTGATTGAGCGCAGCCAAGAAGGAATATGGGGGGTTGCCATCGTGAAGGACCTTCCTGAGCACAAGTGGCCAGAGCCAAACAGCTATGGGGTCGTTGCCCACTCGGACAAATACCAGACGATCGTGTACCGCCGCCATGAATGCCTTGCAAAAGCCCTGTGGGACGCAAGGGAGGATTTGACGATCCGGAACGCCAACGACGACCAGGAGGACCATGATGCCGAGGCTGAAAAGAAGTTCACTCAGTCAATCAACCCAGATCCGACCACGGAGATTGCCGACCTACTGAAAAAGTAGTGACCGCTGGGAGAAAGGATAAAACCCAGCGGTCCCGTACAGCATAGACCATTCTCAATGGTGTATGCTTTTGCCATGACAGATCGGGGAGGCGCTCCAACGGATCGGGTATGGGCAGTTTACTTTTTGTATGCCCAATCATTCCCCTTGTCAATCAGCCTTGACCAGCGTCGCCCAGACGACGAGGAGCCGTATGCTGTGAAGATTGCTGACGGGGAAGAAGTTTTCATCAGGCTTTCCGATGATGAGGTAAGTTGGCTAATTGCCAAGAAAGTGGGGATATCGTGAGCCGATTGCTACTTATTGTTCCAAGCCGAAAGCGACCGCAGTCTTGCGACGAGCTTCTTACCGCATTTGAAGAGACGGCGGAAGATGCTGACATTCTGTTTGGGATAGACGATGACGACAAGAGCGAGTACTCATCGCGCGTTCTAGAAAAGGCATCAATTAACCCTAGGCTGCGCATGGGTGGCACGCTGAATCTGCTTGCGACACAAAACGCAGACAAGTACGAATTTCTTTCCTTCATGGGCGATGATCACCGACCAAGAACGCAAGGGTGGGACAAAATTCTTTCTGACGCGATTGGCGAGCGACCCGGCGTTGCATACGGGGACGATCTCTTGCAGGGGGCGAACCTTCCAACGGCCGTAACGATGTCTGCAGAAATTGTGCGCCGCATCGGCTACATGGTGCCCCCCGTCCTTGTTCACATGTACATGGATAACTTCTGGAGGGACTTCGGGGTGAAGATCGGAAACCTTCAGTACCGGGCTGATGTTGTCATTGAGCACATGCACTATCTGGCTGGCAAGGCAATCAACGACCTTCAGTACCAGGAAGTGAACGCCTCCCATGTGTATGAGAAAGATCGCATCGCTTACGAGGACTATGAGAAGACACAGATGGACACAGATGTGAGCTTGGTGCTCCGAAGATGAAGGTCTTGATCACTGGGCACAGGGGATTTGTTGGAAAGCACTTCACTAAGTTTTACCGAGATCAGGGCCATGAAGTCTTTGGCGTAGATATTGCCGGAGAGGCCCCCCGAGAAGCCCGAGACTTCTTCAGGAAAGACGACATCCAATGGGACCTAGTAATACATCTCGCTGCAGTTGTTGGTGGTCGAGCAAAGATTGAAGGGGACCCGCTCTCTGTGGCGGTGGACCTGTCCATTGACGCCGAGATGTGGCAGTGGGCAATCAGGACCAAGCAGAAGCGCGTGGTCTACTTCTCGTCGTCTGCCGCCTATCCAATTGAACTGCAGACTCGCGAAGACCATGTTTCCCTTGCCGAGCACATGATCAACCTTAACGACATCCGAAGCCCAGATTTTACTTACGGATGGTCAAAGCTGACAGGTGAGTATCTCGCGCAGTTCGCGGAAGCAGAGGGTGTTCGCACGCACATCTTCCGACCGTTCTCGGGATATGGGGAGGACCAGGCGCTGGACTATCCGTTCCCATCATTCATTGATCGGGCCAAGCGCAAGGCTAACCCATTTGAGATCTGGGGAGACGGTCAGCAGACCCGAGATTTTGTGCACATTGACGATATTGTTGCAACTGTTAATGCTGCAATTGAGCAAGATTGCCGAGAGCCCCTCAACATCGGCACTGGGCGACCAACATCGTTCCTGGCCCTAGCTGACCTTGTCTGCTCTGAGGCAAACTACCGACCGCAGATCCAGACCCACCCAGATAAGCCTGTGGGAGTCTTCTGGAGGGTTGCTGACCCCGCCATGTCCTTTCAGGTGTGGCAGCCGAGGATCACGCTTGAGGAAGGCATCCGGAGGGCGCTCTTGACGAGTTAAGGCCTAGCGTCTATGATGCCCTAGAAAGGAGGGTTTAATGGAACCAACAACGCATTTGATCTACAAGGATGACGAGCAGACGTTTGAGAAGACGTTTGCAAAGATTTATAACGAGGCGTTTGAATTGCTCTGCGAAAAGCAGGCAAGATACGGCAATTCCAACATTGAGCAGCTTGGACTGCATGGGGTAATCAGCCGCGTCGGGAACGACAAGATCGCTAGGGCACGAAAGTTTATGCAGGGCAAGATTGTTGACGGTCAGGTAATTCTTGATCCGCTTGATGAGAGCACCTATGAATCCCTTGCCGATACACTTCTTGACATCGCTAACTACGCACTGATCGCAGTCGCGTTGCAGCGCGGTCTGTGGGGGGCCCCAATGGAAAGGGATCTTCCAGAGCGACCTAAGAAGTGAACCCGCAGTTTATTCAGGCACTCAAGGCGGCACGCAAGGAAGGCAAGGCAGACGCCATCCAAGAGGGAATGCGCGCACTGCACTCCGCAACAGCGTGGGCAACCGCATCCAAAGACGACACGCAATACCACCGCGGACTTCGCGATGGAATCGTGCTAGCAATGGAGGCGATAGGATATAACCGATGGGAAACACAACGCGGTATGAAGTCTGGAAACTTGAACGATCAGAAGAAGGGATAGGTTACAAATGGGCAATATGGGACCAAGCCACAAACACGGTGGCAAAAAGCGGATTAGCACAAACGGCAGACGACGCCGTAGAAATAACGACGTTCTGGATTGGTTTTCTGACCGATATCGCAAACCGACTCCAGCAGCAAAAAAGATAACGCAGGTGTGGCTGGCGAAATCGTTTGCCATGAGCAACGCCAATTTAATCCCGCTCGTCGGCGGAGAGGAGCTCAAAACCATTGCCGTTGAAATGATGGAGGTCGCATCTACGATTGGCGGTGTACACGGTTGCAAGATCACGCTATCTGAACCACGGGAAGGCGATCCCTATTACGAGAGCGATATGGAAATGATCATTGATGGCATGCGGCACGATGTGGTGATCTCATCGCTTGACCTAAACGAGTTATTGACATCATCCGTTGGATGGATTAACCGAAGGGGCATCAAGTGAGCGCATCTGACCGACTTCGCAAGTTGGTTGAGCATTCTGTCTCGGGGGACACAACTCCAGTTCTAAGGGGGATTGGAATTAGCCAACGAGGGAAGGTTGAACTTTTCTCTAGGCTGGCATATATTGCAGGTATCAAGCGCGCGCTTGAGATCGTTGAAGAGTATGAAAAGGAGCAATCAGATGGCGGACGCCAAGAATCTCGTCCTTGACAACCGCGGGAGACCGCTGGATGGCTGGCATTGCACCCAGTGCGAAACCAAGATTGACAACGAGGTGATGGCAGGCTATCCTGCGACGATTGATCCAAAATATAAGAAGGCAACGTGCCATAAGTGCAAGAAAGTGAAGGTTATTAAGAAATGGGATCAAAAGTAAGGGCTATTGCGATATTTATCGCAGCGGTTATTCTCTTTTCTGCGCCAGGAGCCGCAGAGGCAAAAGCCAAAAAGAAAGATCTGATCTATAAGGTTAAATATGCTTACGGTTTCGCCTCAACAGCGATGTGGGCGCAGGACCGAATAAATCAAGGGTATACAAGCATGCTTGACGGCCAGGTGGTCGCAAATAATAAC